CCCACCTGCCAGATCGAGGTGGCGTCGGCCGACATGGGCGACTCGATCTACAACTGCACGCCGATCCTGCTGAACGACCCGGTGTACCCGCAACTGGGCGAGTGGTTCGGCCTGATCGAGATCTCCGACCTGGCCTATGCCGCCCGGCAGGACGTTTATTCGATCCTCCTGCGGTCACCGCAGATCGTCATCTCCGAAGTCCGCAACTGGGCGACCGGGACGTTGTCATTGCTCACCACCACGCTCGAGCAGCGCAAGATGGTGCTGGCGCTGTTCCAGACCGGCCGGACATTGCTGTTCCGGAACCCGGAGATCCTGATGCCGGAAGGCGGTTCCGAGGGTTCCTGGTACATCGCCGTCGGCACGGTGTCCGAATCCCGGCCGTACCGCGATCACCGGAAGCCGCACCGGATGTGGCAAGTGCCGTTCGTCAAGGTCGAGAAGCCAGTCGGACTCATCAACGCCGCGTCCCAGCAAGGGCAGACCTGGCAACAGGTCAAGGACAAGTTCGACACCTGGGCCCTTGTCGAGCGCTTGAACGAGTCCTGGATGGAGGTCCGGATCGGCGAGGAACCGTTGCAGCCGGACGTCTCCGAGAGCCCGAACATCCTGCTGGGGACCACTGAGTTGCCGACCCTGCCCGCGTGGGAGTCGTGGACGCAGATCGAGCTGCCGACTCCATGATCAAGATTTCCGCGACCTATGCGAGCGCCGTTCGCTACTCGCATTCCAACTACGCGCGGGTGGACATCGTCAAGGCCGGTACGGTGGTGGCCCGCGATGTTCCGGTGGTGTCCGGCCAGGTGAGTGCGGACCGCGGCGCGGGAGTGCGGCTCAACTGCGATCTGGTGCTGGCGAACAACCCATGGGACAACACCATCCCGGCCGACGTTTACTCCTACCGTTTCCGGGTCTACAAGGGCATCTCGTCCATCGGCTTCGCCGAGGCGATCCAACTTGGTGAGTACCGGATGGAACAGGTCACCCGGGCCGACGGCGGCAGCCTGGCGATCAAGGGAGTCGGGTTGGAGTCCTACGTGGTCGACGCCCGTTTCATTCGGCCGCGGACGGCACCGGTGGGCACCAACGCCATCGCTGGGGTCAAGAACCTGATCGGCGAGGTGGTCCCGCACGTCCGGTTCCGCAACGAGATCACCAGGAACGTCCTGACTCCGATCCCTCTGATTTGGGACAAGGACCGACGTGATGCCGTGGACCAACTGGCCAGTTCGGTGCTGGGCGAGGTCTACGCCGGTTACGACGGGGTGTTCGTGCTGAAGAACAGCCCGTCGCTGTCCAAGGGCCGGTCGGTGTACACCATCAACCCCGGCGACGGTGGCTTGCTGACCAACCAGGCGGTGACCAACACTCGTACCGGGGTCTACAACGCCGTGGTCGTCACCGGCAAGGACCCGGGGAACAACAGGCCGATCCCCTACGCCTTCGTCTCCGACACCAACCCCACCAGCCCGACGCGCTACGGCGGTGAGTTCGGGCAGGTGCCGATGTTCTACACGTCCCAGTTCCTGATGACCAACGCCCAGTGCCAGTCGGTGGCCAACAACCTGCTGTCCCGCGCCGTCGCCCAGAACCGACAACTCACATTCGGCTCCTCACCGGTCCCGTTTCTCGAGCCGGGTGACGTCATCACGGTCGTACTGACCAACGGGACTCGGGAGAAGCACCTCATCGAGAAGATGACCATCTCCCTGAACACGTCCTCGATGGGGATGGACACCCTGGCCACCAAGATTCCCATCGAGGGTGGCGGGTGACCGAATGACAGCCTCTTTCGGCACGCTCCCGCCAGCGTTCCTGGTGGACCTGCTGGCCCGGCGATCCAGATTGCAGTGGGTCGCCGCGACGGTGATCAGTGTGTCGTTCGATGACGACGTCCCGAACGAACTGGTCGTGAACATCGCGGGCGGCAACATCGATGGAGTGCGAGTGCTCCACAGTTACACCGATCCACAGCCTGACGACATCGCTCAGTGCCTGATCATCGAATCCATGGGCATGGTCGCCATCGGGCGGATCAATGCGCTGGTCTACGACACACCCAACCCGACCCCTCCGCCGATGTTCCTGGACCCGGTGGTGACGGTCGGCAACGACCATTGGCGCTACAACCGGGTCGCCCTGGCCAACCTCGCCAGTCAGTCGGCCACGTCCTTGGAGATCGGCCTGAAGTCGAGCACCTTGGTCGAACCGGCGCTCTGGCTGGCGAAACAGGTCTCCGCGGCTCCGGTCTACGTGTCTACCGAATGGGACCCGTTGGAGACCGTTCCGGCTGGTGGCGCACTGACGTGGGTGCCTCTGCCGTTGGGCTGGCTGGACCTGATCCTGGCGGATCCACTGGTCGAAGGCATCGTCGCCCGGAGGTTCGGGTTCCCGGATACCCCCTACCCATGGCTCAGCGGTTCTGGGCAGTTGCGGTTCACACCCCTATTCTGATCAGCAACAACGAACGGAGAGAGCCATGCGACTGCTGGATGCCGCGGACGTAAGGGAGGGCACCGGCGAGTGGTACCGGGGCTGGGAAGGCGACTCCCGGGAGTGCTCGGTCCGGGTCGTGCTCGAAGATGCCTGTGATCCGGATCAGGGCGGTGAGTTGATCCCGGGGTCCGATCCCGGGGTCTACACGACCCTGCCGTTCGGCATCACCGCCGAGCTGCACCGGACCGTCCGGTGTATGCGGGACGACGACGAGAAGTGGCTGCAACAAGCCCTGGAATCGGTCCAGGAGTACGTCCTGGGGCGGGCCCTGGTCTCCCAGCCGGTGGCCGGGACCGAGTCGTGGATCGGCGATCCTGCCGCCACCGAGGTCGCTGCACCGGCCGATGCAACGGGACTGGTCGCCGCGGTCGCCGAGGCGCGAGCACTCTGGTACGCCAAGGCGGTCAACCCGGATGCCACTCCACCGGGCCACCCGATCCTGCATGTCGCCCCGGAAGTTGCCCCGCAGTTGGTCGTGGACGGCGTGCTGAAGTTCAACGAGACCGCGGTTTACTCCGTCTGGGGTGACCCGGTGGTGATCAATGCGGGCTACTCGCTCGAGGGCAACCCGCAGGTGTTCTTCACCGGTGCGCTCGAGGTCTACCTGTCGTCCGTCGACACCAGCGGCCTGCTGGTCGCGTCACGCACGAACAAGGCCCAGTTGCTGGTCAGCCAGATCGCTGTGATCGATACGGACCCGTGTGCGATCGTCCGGGTCGGTGCGATGGCCGCGGGCACCGGTCAGGTGGAGACGATCTCGCCCGGCGACAATATCGGGATCTCCGGTGCGGGAACGCTCGAGGAGATCCTCGCGGCGCTGAACGGCGGCGGCTACGTCGCCGACCCCACCACGGCGTGGGACCCGGACACCGAGTACGCGAGTGTCAACGAGACGCTCGTCTACTGGACCGGTACCGCGTGGGACGAGAAGCCCATCCTGTAGATGCCCATTCAGCGCAAGGATCCGCCCGCGTCCAGCAACCCGGAGTTGATCCGGCTGGACGCGGCGATCTTGCGTGTCCTGGAAGAACCGGCCCGGCCGGTCGAGGTGGCCAGCAAGCTCAACATGCCGACGCACGACATCGCCATCCGGCTCCGGCAGCTCCGGCAGCGCGGTGTCGTGTCCCGGATCCGGCCGGTCGCCGGGCCTGCCAACGGTCCGGGGTCGTCGCTCTACGTCCGGGTGGCGACCGAATGACATGCGCCTACCTGCCGCGGGTGGTGCGCGACGGCGGCCGGGTGCTGAAGTTCGATGCCGCGGTGCTGGCCGCGGTGACCAGCCAGCGCGCCGGGGCTCCGCGGTGGAGTGAGCTGGTGGTCTACCTGCTGCGCGACGGCCGCTACATCGTGAGCAAGGTCGGCCGGTCGCAGATCGCCCACAAGGAATCCTGCCCGCGGGTGACCTGGCGGATGCCGCTGTGGATCGACGCGCCGTCCGAGGAACAGGGCCGCCGGATGGCCTGCCCCGAGTGCCTGCCGGTCATCAGCCGGTCCGGGATCGACCCGATGCTGCACGTCGAGGTCACCCGGTACTCCGTGCTGACGGCCGAGGACTCCACCGCGCTGCTCGAAGTGCTCACCGAGGGCCGTGATCATCTGCCTCTGCTGGTCCGGGAAGCGATCAGCCAGATCCAGCGGAACGATCCCGCGTTCTCTCCGGCGTAGCAATTCAGTCCTTTCTGGTAGAGTTCTGCTATCACTTGACAGCACCCAGGAGAGGATTGACATGGCCATCAAGGCACCCACGAAGCCACGCCGCACCGCGGAGGATCTCGAGACGGTTCAGGTTCCGGTGCGGATGGCGCGTTGGCAGCGGGAGGAACTGAAGCGAATCTCCGCCGACGAGGAACGAAATCTGCAAACGGTTCTGCTCCGGGCACTGCGCACCCAGTACCCGGCGCTCGATGAGGTTTGACACCATGCGCTAGCACCTGCTACCATCGAGGTGTCGGGTGGGAGAGTCCCGCCCGGGAGGAGGTGCCAGCGCCATGGCCGTCAAGTTCGCCACCAAGTTCAAGCACCAGCGCGTCATCACTCTGGACGGCACCGGCCAGATGACCTGGACCTGCACGATGGACGGTTGTGACGTCGTGCTGACCGGTCCGACCGGACACGGCGTCCTGCCCAAGATGTTCGGGCAGTGGAACCAGCACGTGGTGGACGCGGGGCACGCTGCCCCCGCGTTCGTCTGACCAGAGTATAACGTCACTCAACAGATTCAAGAGAGGAGACACCGTGTGGATGATGTCCACCGACGGGTTCATTTCCGTCGTCGCCCACCGAGACCTGCCCGGCGTCATGATGGTCCGAGCCCGCGTCAAGGCCGACCTGGAACGGATATTCGGTCCGGACCGCCAGATCGAGACCTGGCCCGGCGCTGACTATCTCTACCGCGTCCTGGTCGACCGGGAGGAGTTGGCCCAGATCGTCGCTGATCAGGTGCGCGACGTCGACTACTGGTCCCATGCCAAGGACGAGATGATCAAGCGGTCCCCCAAGACCGAGCACGGGACCCGGTCCAAGGCGCTGTATGCCACCTGGTCCGCGTTCGCCGAATTGCAGCCCTACCGTCCGTACTCCAAGATTCCGCGCGACAAGGAAGCCAAGGCCCCCCGCTGGACTCCGCCCGCGGCCGGTGCGGCGGCTGGACAAACTGTGCCTGCCCGGTCCTGGGTTCCGAACCCGAACTACGTTCCGACCGGTCGCCAGAGGCAGTTCGACTGGTCCACTCACCCGCAGTCCGCCGCGTTCAGCGGGGCGACCGAGTTGGCGTGGGACGGTGACACCGCGATCGACGTCGCCGACGACGAGACCGACACCCTGATGGGTCTGGTCCCGGAGGATGGCCCGCTGGCCGGGGTCCCGGACGATGTCATTCCGACGTCCGAGGAGGACTGGGAGTCGCTGCTGGCCAAGGAGTCCCTGCGGAACGGTCCGGAAGGGAAGCGCCGTCGTCGCGGGTCCCGCGGCGGCAAGCGGAAGCACTGATGTTCACCGCCCGCCTGTCTCCGCACGCCCGGCAACGGGCTGCGGAGATGGGCATCCCGACCAAAGCAATCAAGAGCCTGTTCCGGGGATCGTTCCTGCGCTACCCGGCGAATGGTGACCGGTGGCACGCACGGGGTGACGGGTTCACGGTGGTGTTCGTGTACGGCACCGACGGCATTCCGATCGTCATCACGGTGCTGTGGAACGTCGAGTTCCGGAGAAACAACAACGAGGACCCGCTTTCGCGGGTCCCCGTTGCGCAACTCGGGAGGATCAGTGACTGCGTGGCTTCCGCTTCACCGCTCCGATCAGGAGCAAGCAGGCCCCGGACAAGACTCCGACCAGGCCCCACGGTGCGAGGTTGACGGCGTCGGTGCCGGTGCTGGCCAGCTCACCCGGCACGATCGGTCCCGGAATGACAGGGCCGGTGGTCGAGCCGCTGGACACGGTCTCCGACGTGCCGTTGCTGAGCAGCACGATGAAGGACTTGACCGCAATCTGGTGATCGGTCGTGCTGGCGGTCTCGGTCCTGGTCGCCGTGGCCGTCGTGTCGGAACCAGTCTCGGTGACAGTCACGGTGCTGCCCTCGGGCACGGTGACCGGGATCGTGAGTGTCTGTGTGGTTCCGGACCCCGGCACCGTGACTGTGATCGGCACCGTGACCGGAGGACCGGTCTGCTGTCCGGGGCTCCCCGGGGTGAACGTCGTGGTCTCGGTGACGGTGCTGTTGGGCAGCGTCACGGTGTCCGTGGTCGCCGAGGTGACGGTTTCGGTGCTCGGTGGCAGAGTCATGGTCTCGGTGGCCGTGGTGGTCACTGTGGTTGGCACTGTGACCGTAGTGGGCGTGCCGACCGGCACGCTGAATTGACCGGTGTCCGGCGGGGTGAACGTCGTGGTGACGGTCTCGGTCAGGGTGGTCGGCACCGACGTCGTGACGGTCTCGGTCTTGGTCGTCGGCACGGTCTGGGTGATCGTGGTGCCGGGCTGGGTGACCGTGGTCGGAACCTCGGTCGTGTAGGTGACGGTCTTGGTGGTCGGCACGGTCTTGGTGACCGTTGTCGGTGCGCAGGTGACCGTCACGGTGACGGTCTTGGTTGTGGTGCCGTACCCGCCACCACCCTGCGGGGTAACACCGTCACCGCTGGCCGATGCAGCGGGTGCGGCCAGCAGAATGATCCCGGCTGTGAGCAGCATTCCCCCTGCCGTGGACACAACCGCCCTGGTGCGTTTCTTCATGCTGCCCTCTTTCTGCTGGTCCCCGACTGGTGGAGTTGGTGTGCTGACAGTACGCCGAATTACTCGAATACCAACTGCCCAGCAGTTTGGTATCTATCGCTAGCGTGTGCTAGCATCAAGGCATCAGGTGATCAGCCGGTCACCAGATCCGATTCCCGAGGAAGGGGAACGACATGACCGACATCAACCGTTTCGAGGAGCGCAACGACCTGCGGCACTCGATCCAGCGCCGCGCGTTCGCGGCGGCTCAGATTCTGGGTGGCCGTCCCGGTCTCACCCCGGAGCAGAGGCTGGAACTGTCCAAGCTGGCCAAGGTCCAGATCGATCGGATGGCCGTCCTGGTGGACGAACTGATCGAGTTGTCCAGCGCTCCGGTGGTCCAGGCGGCTGAGGACGCCGAGACGTTCCAGGCACTCATGGCCGACGTGGTGATCCCGGCCGATCTGGAAGCGATGGTCGAGGGGGTTGCGGACTCGGAGGAGGCCGTGCTCGCCAAGGCGGTCGAGGCCGAGGTCGAGGAAACCGAGACGGCCGAGTGACACGGTGTGAGCGTGGGGAGGGAGCCCGGCTTCGGCCGGGCTCTTTGCTTTGCGTGTTGGTGTCAGATGGTAGCACGTGATAGCATGAGGGTGAACGAGGGAGAGGAGCCCCCAATGACAACCCCCAAGATCATCACGATCAAGGAGCCCAACGCTCCTGCCAGCGAGGCTCAGGTCAAGTACCTGACGTTCCTCGCCGACACCCGGCCGCCCGACGCGGAGTACGTTCTGCGGGCCCGGTTCGCCATGAAGCAGAACCTGCTCACCAAGGGCATGGCCAGCAACCTGATCGACGCGCTCAAACAGTTGCCCAAGGCCAAGAAGCAGTACGTCGCTCCGGCTCCGGTCCCGGCTGTGCCGGTGGTTCCGGTTGCTGCTCCGGTGCTCCCGGAGCCGGTCGCCGACGTCACTCCGGACTACGGCTACTACACGGTCGTTAGCAAGGACACCGGCAAGGAGTTCCTGTACTACTGGGACAAGGCCAAGAAGAACGGCTACATGGTCCCCAAACTCCGCAGGCTGGTGTTGAAGAAGACCTGGGACGGCAAGACCATCGGACGGTGGCTATACGTCGGCGGCACCTATGCGGCCAAGAAGGTTCTGGCCGGGTTGAACCCGATGACCGCGGCCCAAGCCGGGGCGCTGGGCAAGCAGTACGGGTGCTGTGTCCGGTGTGGCAAGACCCTGACCGACCCGGTCAGCGTGGCTCAGGGCATCGGCCCGGTGTGCATCACCTACGCGGGGTGGGCGTGATGCTCGAACCCATCACCGAGATCGACACCGTCCTGCTGGCAACGGAAGACGAGGTCGCCGAGCCCCACGAGTGTGACTTCCAGGTCGAGCCGCAGACCTGGGAGTCCGAGGGTGCGGGGTGCCGGGCTCCGGCCTGGTACTACCACACCACGTCCACGCTGTGGCTCTGCGCGGACCACGCGGCACTGTTCACCGGCGACGACGTCTGGCCGGAGAACGACGACTACGACGATCTGAGGAGGATCAGATGACAATGAAGACAATCGAACTGACCGCGAGTCAGGCGGCCGAGCGCACGCTGGACGCCTGCGACGCGCTACTGACCGCGATGAACCAGACCGGCTCCGCCCGGGCCACGATGCTGGACGTGGCCGACGTGATCGCCGGTGAGGTGATCGCCGGGGTTGCTGTCCACCAGCACGTCAAAGCGTGGAACCTCGCTCGCCGCGTGGTGTTCCAGGTCCGACAGTTGCGGCCAGCGCCGGAGAATGACCCGTTCCGCGGGTTGCCGAGTCCGGACGGCGAATGACATGGACATTGACGTCATCGAGAGCGTCAAGTGCGACGTCTGCGGCGAGGAGGCGGCCTACCGGACCGTGGCCCACGACCGGCCGCTGTGCCCGGGCTGTGCCGACCAGGCCGAGTCCACCGGCACCACCGTGGCCGAGCTGCACGGCTACTGCGTCTGGGACCTTGGGTTCCATGCCCAGTGCGGGGACCCGGCCGTGATGCAGGTGGCCGACCTGCCGTACTGCCGGGAGCACGGCGAGCACGAGTACCAGATGAGCCTGCTGGTCGGTGGCCCGAATGACTGAGCCGACGAAAGTCCACCTGGACGCCGGACAGCCGGTGAGCCATCGTGGTCGGCAGAAGACCGCGTGCAATCGCTGGCTGATCCGCGGCCACTTCACCACTGACTTGAATGCGGTCACCTGCAAGCACTGTCGCACCAGCGTGACGTTCTGGGCGACGTGGGTGAAGGGCAAACTGGACGAACCCAACGGGTGATCCCCGACACACCGAGGCATGGTGTGTTGCTAGCGACTGGTAGCACCTGCTACCATTGAGTCGTAGGGCGGGGTGGTCCCGCCCAGAGGGGAGCGTCATGAGGTTCTTCCTCCTCCTGGTCGCCGTCGCCGTCACCGCGATGGTCATGGCCTTCGCCCCGGGTCTACTGGGTCTGACCCTGATGGCCGACGGGCTGTTCACCGGTCTGGTCGTCTGGACCGCCAACCCGCTGAGGGCTGGTGTGCTGTGACCGCCGCTGTGATGACCAAGCCACTCGCCACCGCGACCAGGACCAAGGTTCTGGCGCTGATCAACGGGGTGCCGGTCCTGGCCCCCAAGCCCAAGCCCAAGAAAGGGGTCTGACATGGCCACCCACGACGTCACCATCACCGAGCACGGTGCCCGGGAGGGAGTGTTCTTCGCCCAGTGCACCTGCGGGTGGGCGAACATCAAGCCTGCCGGTTGGAAAGGCATCCTCCGCAGGATCACCAAGCACCGAGAGGGGGTCTGACATGGCCACCTGCAAGAAGTGCGATAGCCCCGTCCACCCGCTCGAGGTCTTCCCGGGTGACCTGTGCTTCCCGTGCTGGGAGCCCCAGGGCGAGCGGATGGTCGCCCAGATGACCGCCACCGACCTGGCCGCCATGTGGGGCGGCAAGGTCCAGCGGGTCCAGGGGCTGCGCCGCGGTAACGCTGCTGCCCCCCACCGAAACCGGGCCCGGTACCACCGGCCCACCGCCAAGCGTCAAGCCCAGGAAGGGGAATGACATGACCTACGCATCCGCCCGCCCGACCGAGTATTGGGCCAACTGCGCTCACTGCGGGGTGTTCATCGTCCGCCAGTCGGGAGCCGCCCACTGGTGGGACGAGGAGTCCGACGAGTGCGAGGACTCCCCGACCGGCAGGCACGTGCCCACCCGGAACTACCCGCAGGGACACGCCGTGTGGCGCTGATCGAGTTGCTAGCGACTGATAGCACGTGCTACCATCGAGGTGCGGGGCGGGGTCGCCGCCCCCACCACCCACGAGAGGAGTCGTCATGACGTTCGTCAACACCGGCGCGATGCCCGAGAAGATCGGCCGAGACCCCAAGACCGGCAAGCCGGTTCGCAACTACAAGACCAAGGCCGCGTTCAAGCGCGCGGTTGCCGAGGCCCCGGACCAGGTGCTCCTGTACGAGACCAGCCTGTTCGGCGACGGCAACGTCTTCCCGACCACCGAGGCCAAGCCGGGCGTGACCTACGTCGTCGTCGGCCCCGACCCCGAGCGCGACCGCCGCTGGTACGCCAACCTGGTCGTCAACCGTCTCGGCAACGTCAAGATCACCTGAGAGGAATGACATGACAAAGCCAGTCAAGCCCATCCCCCAGTCCGTCGAGGACCCCTACGGCGACCAGTTGATCTGTGACTGCAAGAACCGCGCCGACACCGACGGGTTCTACGCCAGTGATGCCGACGGCACCGACCAGCACGACGAGAGCGGTAGCCCGCTCGATACTTGGGACGGCGTCCACTACAAGTGCGAGCGCTGCGGCCAGGTCTGGTCCCAGGTCCCCACAAGCAACTTCACGAATGGAGAATGACATGACCGAGAGCACCTACGCCTGGCGGATCAGCCGAGACGTTCTGTTCGGCAAGGACGATCCGGACTTCCCGCGGGAGCAGTGGTCACAAGCCGGGACCGAGGGCCCGCGGAACGCGCCGGATTCCATGCTGGAAGTCCTGCGCCACCCCAAGATCAACGCAGCCAAGGTCCACGAGTTCCGGATGCTGGACGACGACGGCACCCTGTACTACGTCGGCCACCTGATGACCGCGGACGGCGCGTCCCCGTGGGCGATGGACGAGGAGTCCGTGTTCGGCCCGCTGGACGATTTCGGACGGCCGAACGCCGGTGCGGTCGAGATTCAGTACCGCGACGACAAGGGCGAGTGGCGGACCATGTGAGAGTTGCTAGCGGTCGCTAGCACGTGGTACCATCAAGGTGGAGCGGGGAGGGCCCCCGCCAGAGAGGAGGTGGTCACCATGACCACCGCCCCCAAGCCGGTCGCCGTCAAGACCTACGATCAGGTCCGAGCGTTGCCCACCGGCACCGAGTTCGCCATCGCGCTGCCCGCCAAGATGACCTGGAAGGAACGGCACGGCGTCCTCTACCGGACCGCCAACCGGCCGGTCCGGGTCAAGATGGCCGACGGCACCGTGATCGTCGGTGTGCTGGCCGAGACCCCGGGTTACTTCGCCCGGGGCACCAAAGCCGGTGCGCGGGTCTGGCTCCGGGTGCCGGGCCGGAAGACTCGGAAGCCGGTGATGGCCGAAGCCATCCGGCACCTGACCGGGTTCAAAGCCCCCACCCTCGCCGAGACCTACACGGCGCTGATCTACCTGACCGCCACCAACCCGACGGCCGACCAGGTCGCCGAGGCCCAAGCCACCGTGGCGATGGGTTGAACCACCACGTTGCTAGCGAGAGCTAGCACGTGGTACCATCGAGGTGAGCGGGGAGAGCCCCCGCGGGAGGGAGCGTCGTGGACACCATCACCGTTCTGCAGTGCACCGGGTGCGGGACCACCGCGATCGACTGGATTCACCCGCTGGACCAGGGTTACACCGCGTGCTGCAACGAGCCGGTCGACTACACCACCGCTGCTGTCCCGGTCCCGACCATCGGGTGCGCGACCTGCGGCCAGTGGGTTCCGGCCGCCGAGTGGAAGGACCACCGCCACCACCATGCCGGATAAGTGCCGCTGCGGTCGGCCCACCCGGGCCGACCAAAGTGACTACGCCGACGTTTGCCCCCAGTGGCCGCTGTGCGAGCGGCCCCAACCAGAGGAGAGAATGACATGACCACTGTCCCCGTTGTGATGGCCACGCCGGTCCTGCAATCCCGGCTCGAGGAGCACCTGGCCGCGCTCAACCTGATGAAGCCGGACTACTGCTACTTCGAGGTCGTCCAGCCGGTCGGCCGGAAGTACGCCAAGGTCTCTATGCGGTACGTGTCCCACAGCCACAGCAACGGTCTCGGTGACGGCGGGTCGGTCCACCTGTTCGTCAACCGAATGACCGGCGACGTCTACAAGCCCGCGGGCTGGAACGCTCCGGCCGACGGTGTGCGGTACCGGATGGCCGATCCGGTGAGCTGGCGAGCCCTGCAAGCCGTGGGTGCCAACCCGCACGAGTGGAGTGGGGGGTACCTGTACGCAACCGGCGCGGCCAAGTACCACGCCGAAGTCCTCGGTGCTCCGGTGGCGCAGGTGTCATTCCTCGGAGTGGCCGCGGACGCGGCGATCGACGCTCGCTGATCGACCAGACTCGACCCGGCCGAAGGGCCGGGTCGATTGCTGTCCGCGAGTAGCACGTGCTACCATTGGGTAGCAGAGAGGAGCCCCGCCATGAAGATGCCCACCGGAGACGGCGACTGCTTCGTCGTCGCCTTGGAGTTCACCCTGGACCTGCCGGAAGACAACGCGGCCTACCGCGTGTGCCACGGATACCCGCTGGGCCAGGGAAAGATCGAGGGCGTGCGCTACGGCCACGCCTGGATCGAGTACACCGAGACCATCCGGATTCCGGGGTTCGCCACCGAGGTCGTCTGGGTGATCGACCAGAGCAACGGGAACGACGTCAGGTTGCCCGCTGCGTACTACTACCGGCTGGGCAACATCGATCCCGCGGCCGTCACCCGATACACCGTGGCCGAGGCCCATCGGATGGCTGTTGTCCACGAGCACTACGGCCCGTGGGAGTGACTTGCTGTCAAGTGGTACCAGATGCTACACTGACGGTGTCAGGTTGGTTCGGTGAGAGGAGGTTCCCATGGCCACCAAGGGAGCCGAGAAGGTCCGGGTCCAGTGCCACCGGTGCGACGGGACCGGGCACTACCACGGCTACGGGGTCTGCTTCGCCTGCTACGGCGTTGGTTACAAACTGGTCACCAAGGCGGCGCTGGCCGCCCGGAAGACTCGGGCCCGCAAGGCTCACGCTGACTTCCTGGCCAAGCGGTTCGCCGGGCGTGAGCACTTCACCGTCCAGGACTACCTGGACCAGAACGACCGGATCGTGGCCGAGGGCCGGGCCGTTGCGTGTGACGACCGCGCCGAGACCGTCGCGTGGGCCGAGATGATGTTCGCCGAGAAGGAACGCTACTTCGCCGGGAAGGGTGAGTGACATGGGTTATTGCTTCGACTACGCGGGACGACTGGTCTGCGACCGTTGCGGGCAGGCCGGTGGTGTCCGGAAGCGCAAGTGCCCCTACAAGGTCAGCGGTCTCCACTACTGCCCGGCTCCGGCCTACTGCGCGCCGTGCTACAAGGTCCGCGGTGGTTTGCGCGGGGTGCACGGCGACGCCTGCCGGGACGGCGCGGCTGCCTCCCAGGCCAAGGCCGATGTCATTCGGGCCCGGCTGGACGCCGGTGAGGTCAAGGTCCGCGCGGCCTACGGCGACTGGCACGCCGACGTCCCGGCTGGGATGACCATGCTGCTGGGAAGCGACGACAAGCACTACCTGCTCCCCAAGAACGACTACGGCCACGGCGGTTTCATCACCGACTACCCGACCGCGGTCGCCGTCGGAGGTGCGTGATGACCGACTGGAACGCGGCGGCCAACGCAAGCATGGCCCGGCAACGGGCGGCCGAGCGGGTCAAGGTGAAGCCCTGCATCCGCGGGTGCGGGTTCCTGATCACGCTGGTCAGGTCCGAGCGCACCGGCAAGTGGTACCCGGCCAACGTCCTGAACAACGGGCAGGGGACCTACCGGGTGATGCCGGTTTACGCGGCCGGTGGCGCTCACGTCCACCGGTGCGACCAGCCGGAGCACTACGGCGTGAAGGAAGGTGGCTGGTGATGGCCACGGCCGAGTGTGGGTTTCCGATCCGCGGTCCCAGGATCGGCGGCAAGGTGGTCGCCTGGCTGAACCCCTGTCGTCGCCGTGTCATTCAGACCTCCGGCGAGCCCCACAAGCGGTGCTGGCAGCACCGGAAGGGAGCCGTGCGATGACCTACACCTGGATCGAACACCGAACCAACATCCGCGAGCCCTGGACCGACCGGCTGATCGTCCCGTTCCTGGTCCGCTCCTACTGGATGTGGATCCACAAGATCATCGTCGCCTACCTGCCCGCTCGAGCGCGGGCAGCGGCGGTGAAGTACCACCGGTCGACGGCACCTCGCCGTCGCCGAATCCGCTACGCGGAAGGGGAATGACATGAACCGAGAAGACATTTACGTGCTGTCGGCGCGCGAGGCGCAAGCCGTGGCCGCCGACGTCTTGCGGGCGGCCGAGGCCGGTCGTGAGGTCGCCATCACGGTGGACGGCGGGATCAAGATCAAGATCGGTGGGGGAATGTGGTCCCCACCCCTGGGTACCCGGCTCTACCCGAACCTGTACGCATGAGGACCCGCGTGCTCGCCGTTGCCGCTGCGCTGGCAGTGGTGTTGACCGGGTGCGGTTCGTCGGCCGACAACGACCGGGACGCCGGTAACGGCAAGAAGCCGGACCAGATCAGTGATGCCACCAAGGTCCAGGTGTTCCGCAACGCCGACAACGTCCCGAACGTGGTCCGGTTCTGCGTGGACTTCACGGGGTTCTGGTCGACGCTGTCCGGCACCGACAACGGGGCCAAGCCACCGCAACTGCTCCGGGCCATCGAGCTGGACGTGCCCTACTGCGGGAGGAAGGAGGGGTGATGAAAGCCAAGCCGAAGAAGGACACCAAGGAAGTCGAGATGAGTCTCGACTCGCTCATGGACGACTTGATGTGGCAGATCGACATGCTGCAGGACAGGACTGGACTGTCCGACAAAGACATGCTCAGTGTGCTCACCAAGCGTGTCGGGACCGACATCGCAGAGATGTACGAGAACTACCTCCAAGATGACGTTTAGTTGAGCGGGTGTTACTCTCCCGGAATGACACGCTCCGGAATGGCTCGAACACTGATCGTGGTCTTGGGACTCCTCGGGTCCCTGCTCCTGGGAGGCGGCATGAGCAATGCCGCCATTCCCGGTCCCATCGTCGGCCCTATCACCGTCAGCCCGAATGACGCGACCGTCGGCAAGGGCTGTGGGTCATTCTCGAGGACGTATGCCCGGGGCGGTATTGCCGGGGTCCTGCTGGCCAAGGGGACATTCAATGTCCACGTCTGCTGGTCCGGTGGCGCGCTCACCCGGAACAAACTGTCCGGGATCACCGGGAGCATTCAGACGCAGGACGGCGTGACGGACAAGGTCGACTACAAGATCGGCCCGGCTGATGCTGCCCGCCATCCGATCTCGTCCAAGACCGTTTACGGCTACCACGTCGTCGTGCACTACTTCGTGGGTATCCGGACCTGCACGTTCGTGAAGGATTCCATTTGCCCTGACAAGTACGTCTTCCATGTCCAGGTTGTCCTCGAGCCGGGCCGTGCGTACTACTCCGCCAAGCGGGAGGGATGATGCTGCAGAAAGCTCGGGAACGAATCAACCTGGTCGATTTCCTACCGGTGCCGCTGATGGTGATGGCCAGCGTCTACGCAGTGCTGCTGCTGAATGCCAACCCCGGCGACACCATCGGCACTGCGGCACTGGCCGCGATGGGGTTCTCCATCCTCAACCCGTTCTGGATCGCCAGCGTCCTGCTGTCGCGGATCCAGAAACGCTGGCGACGCAAGAACGTCGTGTTGATCTGGGGGTTGCCCATGCCGGTAGCCACGTTCATCCTCGCTCTGGTCCAGACGTCGGGCTGGTCGTCGTCCGTGCTGCAGGCCCTGGTCGTCGGTGTGGTCATGGCACCTGTGTGGGCAATCCTCACCTGGGTAGTCATCGATGTCATGGACTGGCACCGATAACCCGGGTTATTGTTGAGTGCGGGTGTACTCTGCCGGAATGACACACAACCCGGCGACCGAGCCGGTCACGTCCTACTCGGACCTGCAGCGGTTCACCAACTGTCCACGCTCGTGGTACCTCGGGACCTACCTGCGACTCAAGCGCAAGGCCGAGCCCCTGGACGGCCCGTTGCCGTTCGGGTCGCGGATCCACGCGGCGCTCGAGCGCTGGGGACGGGGCGAGGTCGAGAAGCCGGAAGACGCCTACGACGCGCTGATGACAGCCGATTTCAATCGGGCCAACGAGCTGGGGTTGTTCACCGACGGTCTGGTGAAGGAAGCCGAACTGGGCCATATCATGCTGGAGGGGTTCCCCGACTGGCTCGAGGAGTATGGGTTCGACCAGAAGTACGAGGTGCTCTCCGTCGAGAGCAAGCTGTCCGAGGTACTGATGGTGCCGGTCGGCATCGATGAGGAACCGATCGCGGTGCTGCTCCGCGGGAAGCTGGACCAACGGCTCCGGCGACGTTCGGACAACGCGGTCCTGGTGAACGATTTCAAGACGACGAGTTCGCTCTCACCGGACACGATCGGCAATTTCTACCAGACCCCACAACTCCGGCTGTACCTCCTCCTCGAGCGACAGCAAGCCCCGGCCGAGCAATGGTCGGCGGGCTATGTCATTACGTTGCTCCGCAAGGTTAAGCGGACCAAGACGGCCAACCCGCCGTTCTACGGCATCATCGAGCGCACGGTATCGGATGCGAACCTCCGGGCTGCCGCGATGAACATCCGGGCACAGGTGACCGACCTGGTGGCCACCAAGGCGATGCTGGATGCCAAGGCGGTCAAGCCGGAGTTGATCGTGCCGTTCCACGTCTCCTGGCAGTGCAAGTCCTGCCCGTTCCGCAACCCCTGTTTCGAGATGCAGGACGGGAATTGGAAGGGTGCCAAGGACATGCTGCACAACGAATACGAGGTCGGTGACCCGTTCGCGCGCTACGCGGACGAGGACGACGCCACGAAGCTTGCGTTCTGATCGGCCGGGAGTATCGTCTGCTCAACACCTGGGATCTCGATCCCCAACACAGGAGCCTCCCGGCTCCCAACACTCGGACCGGCCGGACCGGTCCCAACACGAAGGGGCCGCATGGCCACCACCGATGACGACGTCTCCCGGGACGTCGAGAACTGGCCGGACGAAGTCCTGGAGTGCAGATCCCTCCAGCACGCCTGGCAGGGCCGATCCGCGGCCTATTCCAGCAAGTACCGGTACTACCGGATCCTCCTGACGTGCGGCCGGTGCGGCACCGTCAAGACGCAGGAACTGGACGTCCACGGCTACATCCTGGCGTCCTGGTACTCCTACCCCGAGGGCTACCTGTCCCACACCGGCCGAATGACAGCGTCCCGGATGGCCACCATCCGGCTGGCGAGTGTCCAGCGTGGCGAGGTCGGCCGGACGAGCAACGGCCGGGCCCGGGGGTCGAAGCGATGAGGCGCGTCCAGATCTTGCGGTTCTGCGACGTCTGCCTGGACAGCGGGTCCGAGAACCTGGTCGGCGACGAGGAGGAGATCCTGTACGTCTCCGACCGGCCGGACGGACCGAACCGGGCGGTCGACCTGTGTGAGACCCACTGGGAAGTGGGGATGCAACTGTTCCGGATCAGCAACCCGGTGGACGACATCACCAACGTGCCGTCGAGGGCTGTCGGTGACAGGAGGAAGTATCCCTGTGACTCCTGCGGGATGACCTACCTGTCCTCCTCCGGACTCCGGTACCACCGGAACAAGCATCACCCGGCGATCGTCGTGGAGGTCACGCCGAAGCCGAAACGACGAAAGGCATCGGCATGACCGAACCCAAGGGGAACCAATCCCCGATCAATCAGTCACTGACCATGCTGGTGCACGGTCCGTCCAAGGCGGGCAAGTCGCTGCTGTCGGTGTCGACACCTCCTCCGCGGGTGCTGTTCGACGTCGAGTCGGCGGCCCGGTTCCTGCCGCTGCGGGCCATCACCTGGGACCCCGCGGATCCTCCGCCCGCACTGGACGGAACCTGGGACACCGCGGTCGTTTCGGTCCGGAAGTGGACGGACGCCACGCTGGCCCTGCAGTGGCTGACCACCGGGGACCATCCGTTCAAGTCGGCCACGGTCGACTCGATCTCCGAACTACAGGCGCGCTACGTCGAGCACGTGGCCGGGCGGTCACAGGTCAAGATCCAACAGTGGGGCGAGGCGCTCCGCGAGGTCGGCTGGTTCGTCCGGGATCTCCGCGACCTGACCATGCACCCGCATCATCCGCTGTCGGCGGTGGTGCTCACGGCGATGTCCCGGGACGACAACAAGGGCGTCACCCGGCCGCACCTGCAGGGCCAGCTCCAGCATGTCATTCCGTACCTGATGGACGTCACGGCCTACATTCAGGTCAACGAGGATGACGAGGGCAACGAGGAGCGGTACCTGTTGTCCCGGCGGCGGAACGGCGTCGAGGCCGGACAGCGGGTGAACGGCAAGATCCCGCCGCTGCTCAAACTCCCGGACGTCTCTGCCGACACGGTGGAGGAACTGATCCGGAAGAACATCACCTACCAGCTCATCATGCGGCGGGTGTTTCGGGACAAGGCCCCGGTGGTCGAGTCCCTGCCAGCGCCGGTGCCGCCACCTGCGGCTCCCGGTGAACACGGATCGGGCGAGGGCCCGGACGACGAAAGGAAGGTGTCATGAGTTACGACACGGACGAGTTCTCGTTCGCCGACGAGTATGCGGCGGCCGGGGACGAGTTGCTGGGCAAGGCGTATCCGGCCGGTACCTACACCATGCTGGTGTCCAAGATGGAACCGAAGGTCACGGGCGCGAACAAGCGCGCGTTCGTGGTCACGCTCGAGTTCACCGAGGGCAAGTTCAAGGGCAAGAAGATCTCCGAGCAGATGACCTGGTCGCCTGAGAGCGACGCGGCCATGCGGATCTTCGCGCAGGGTCTCACGGTGATGGGTGCCGACCAGACGTGGATCAAGACGGCGCGGCCGACCCCGCGACAGATCTGCGACCGGTGCACCGGTTCGGTCATCGAGGTCGCACTGAGCGAGGACGAGTGGGGCGGTGCGGCCCGGAACCGGGTGCGGTTCAACCGGAACATCAGCGGTGGCGGCAAGGGCGGCGGTGCTGCGGCGGCGAACAGGCCGGTGGCCGACGACCTGTCCGCCGAGGCCGAGGATCTCGGTGCGCAGGCTCCGGCTGGCGTCGGTGCGTCCGACGACACCTCCGGGCTTGACTGGCCGTGATGACGGAGGGCGTTCCCGATCTCAAGATCCGGGTGCTCCGGCGTCCGGAGCAGGTCAGTGAGTTCTGGGACTGGCTGACCCACCGGCCGCGCGGCTACGTCGCGGTCGACACCGAGACCGGGAACGTCCATGGGCATTCGGCGCTCGAGTGGTGGCGACCTGGCTTCATCGTCAGGCTGATCCAGTTCGGCGACCACACCGGGGGTTGGGCCATCCCGTTCGATGGGTGGCCCACCCTGGTGTCCGAGGCACTGAAGTGGTGCGATCGGCACCGGATGACGACGGTCTGGCACAACGTTTCATTCGACGGCAACGCGCTCTGGACGCAGGGGATCAACATCGACTACTCCAACGTGGTCGACACCATCATCCTGGCCGGGCTGGGCAACTACGCCGAGGATCTCCGGGCGCTCAAGCCGAACGCGGCCAAGGTGCTGGGACGGTGGGCGACGGCTGGTCAGTCGTTGCTCAAGGACGGCATGGACAAGCAGGGCTGGGACTGGTCGACGGTCCCGATCGGGTGGCGGCCCTACCCGATGTACGGCGTGGTCGACACGTGCATCACCGGGCTGCTCTACGAGGCGTGGGCCGACCGGATGGTCAAGTACCGGCGACTGCACGACCTGGAACTGGCCACGGTGTCCATCACCAACGGAATGATGCAGCGCGGCCTGCCGGTCGACAACCCCTACCTGGTGCAGCAGATCGAGATGTACGCGGCGAAAGAGAAAGCGGTGATGGTGACTCTGGCCGGGCACGGCATCACCAACCCGGGTCAGAACGCGGCAGTCGCACTGGCCCTGGACAAGATGGGGATCCTGCCACCGGACCGCAAGACGGCGACCGGCAAGCCATCGGTGGACGGCGACACGTTGGCTCTGATCGATCATCCGCTGGCCCGGGCGGTGGAGACCTACCGGTTCGTGCATCGGGTCCGTGGCACCTACCTACAGGCCCTGCACACGGCCGGTGGCGGGGAGTCCACCGGCATCGGGCTGGTGCATCCGGGCATCAAGTCCATGGAAGCCAAGACGTTCCGGATGTCGGTGGAGAACCCGCCGTTGCAGCAACTGCCGCGGGATGACCCGGTCGTTCGCAAGGCGGTGGTGGCCCGGAACCCGGACGAGACGGTCGTGTCGGCCGACTTCGGGCAGATCGAGATGCGGGTGTTCGCGGCGCTGAACAAGGATCAGGCGCTGTTGGACCGGTTCGCCGAGGCCGACACCACGGGGTCCGATTTCTTCGTGACCATCGGTCGGCAGATCTACAACGACCCGGAGTTCATCAAGGCGGACCGACGTCGGACCCTGATCAAGTCGAGCATGTACGCCACGATCTACTCCGGCGGTGCCGAGACCATCGCGGCGACGGCGGGCGTGCCGGTGATGGAGGTGGTCCCGGTGCTCCGGGAACTGCGGCGGGCGTACCCGTCCGTGGCTGACCGCGGGATGTCACTGGTCAACCGGAGCGGATCCGGCGAGGCGATGATCTTCACCCCGACCGGACGGCGGTTCGCGCTGACCCGGGAGCAGTCACCCAAGGCGGCGCACAAGCTGCCGAACTGGGCGACCCAAGGTCATTCCGCCGAGATTCTCAAGGAAGCGCTCATCCGGCTCCGGGCGGCCGGGCTCGAGGAGTTCCTGATGCTGCCGGTACACGACGAGGTGCTCGCATCGGTGCCACGGAATGACGCGGCCGAGGTTGCGGCCGAGATGACTGAGGTGATGGACAGCGTCGTGAACCCGGAGCGCTACGGGGTCGCCGTCCGGGCGTCCGTCGGCACCGGTGACAACTGGGCGGAGGCTCACTGATGCCATTCCCCTCGCACAGTCCGCACGCTGCGGATCCGATCGGCATGATCCGGACGGACGTCTGTCCGGACTGCCGGGAACTGGTGGCCGGGTGGCTGAACCATTGGGCACAGGGGGACCAACGGTCCTACGTGCTGCGACTCCGGGATGACATGTACGGCATCACGAAGGACGCGCTGGCGACCGACAAGATCGTGGACCTACTGACGGGGAAGTATTGATGCTGATCATGGCGATCGACCCGGGCACGAAGACGGGCACCGTGCTGGCCGAGTTCCATCAGGGCAACCTCATCCCGACCGTCATTCGGCACGACGAGATCGATCAGGCGCTCGCGCTGGACGCGGTCTGGGCGTTCGTCCACCGGCAGGACGAGGAGCAACTGGTGGTCGTGTGCGAGGCGTTCTCCTACCGGTCGGGCCGGACGCAGACGGCGCAGTACGCGCACCTCGAGGTCATCGGCGCGGTGCGGTGGATGTGTCGGCAACGCGGTGTCCGGCTGGTCATGCAGAAAGTGGGCGACGCCAAGCAGATCAAGGACGTGCGGGCGTATGTCCGCGGCGGCGACGGTCATGCCCGGGACGCGGCCCGCCACCTGGTGCTGTTCTGCCAGTCGCTCGAGCCGAAAGACTTTGCGGTGTCGTGATGATGGAGAGCACCTACCTTGGGGGTCCGATGCTGACCGAGGCAACACAGACGTATCGGTTCCGATGTGACCACTGCCGCAGGACGTGGCTGGGCATCGTGGCTCCGGCCGGTACGGAGTTCACCGAGATGCGTGAGCGGATTCTCGAGCATCGCTGGGTCATTCGGCAGGACAAGGACTATTGCCCGCGGTGTCGGTACAAGATCGGAGCGGTGGCGCTGTGAGTGTGCAGTTGAGTGATGGTGTTGCCCCGGTCGAGGATCGGGTGTTCCGGCTGGGCATCGTGGCCACCGGACGGCACGCGGGACGGATCGCCATCGCGGCGTCCCCGCTGTTCCACAACCGGGTGAAGGAGATCCCCGGCGCGCTGTACTCCAAGCTGGACGGCTGCTGGACGGTGCCGCTGTCGTGGCCCGCGGTGCTCACCATCGGCGAGGTCGCGCGTGGGCTCAAGGTCGGAATCCGGCCGACGGCCGAACTGGCGGCCTGGGTCACCAAGTACAAGAACGGCTGGGCCGAACTGCGGGCGCTGTCGGCGGACCTGGGTGGCGGCAAGGCCATGCCTGCCCCGGGCGAGTTGTACGGCCACCAAGGGGCCGGGGCGCGCTGGTTGATAGGTCCGGGCGACGGCCGGTTCCCCACGGCCGGGCGGTTGCTGCTGGACGACACCGGGACCGGCAAGACGATCACGGTGATCGAGGCGCTCAAGTCGCTGGATCGCTGGCCGGTGCTCATCACCTGCCCCAAGTCTGTCATTCGGGTCGGCTGGCAGGCGGCGTTCGAGACCTGGTTGCCGCACGTGCGGGTGGTGGTCGCCGACGGTTCCGCGGCCAAGCGGCGCAAGGCCATCGATCTGGTCAGGGCGGGCGAGGCCGACGTGCTGCTGATCGGCCACGAGTCGTTCCGGACCCACACCCGGTACTCCGCGTTCCCCGGGCACGCGCTGAAGCGCTGTGCGGCCCACGGAGGGCCCAAGACGGGCGAGGACGTGGTGCCGGAGGCACGGTGTCAGGCGCACCCGCGGGAGTTGAACGAGATCGACTGGGCGGTGATCGTCTGCGACGAGATCCACAAGGGGATCAATCCGACGGCGCAACTCACCCAAGCGCTGTGGGGCGTGGTCGACGGCGCACCGGACACGGTGTTGCGGTGGGGACTGACCGGCACGTTGATCAGCAAGCGCACGGATCAGGCGTGGGCACCGCTGCGGTACGCCGACCACAATGCCTGGCCGGTCAAGTCGGCCTGGGTCGACTACTACCTGGAACAAGGGTTCGACCAGCACGGGTTCTGGCAGGTGGTCGGGCTCAATCCGCAACGCAAGGACGAGTTCATCGCCACGTTCGACGGGATCACCCGGCGCGTGCTGAAGGATCAGGTGCTGGATCTTCCCCCGGTGCTGCGGGGCGGTTCGTTGATCCGGGAGGTCACGCTGGGCCGGGAGCAGCGCGCGGTCTACGACGACATGCGCACCAAGATGATCGCCTGGGTCGAGGAAGGGAAGATCACGGCGTCCAACGCGCTGGTGCAGGCAGGCCGAATGACACTGCTGTCGTCGGCCACCGGCTACCCGATCCTGGACGACGAGGGCGGGATCAGCGAGATGGGACTGAAGCTGCCGTCGGCCAAGCTGGCGCAGTTTCTCGAGGATCTGGACGACGAGCTGTTCGGCGATTCGCAGATCGGGATGCTGTTCGAGTCCCGCAAGTTCCTCCGGCTGGTCGAGAAAGCGATGCTGGATCACGGCGTGCTCGAGGACGACATCGGTGTCATTGCAGGCGACGTGAGCCTGGATCGGCGGACCGAGGTCATCGATGCGTTCCAAGCCGGGCGCAAGCGGTTC